CATCACACACCAACGCACAAGCCTCACGCTCCCTAAGCACAGCATCCAGAGTCAGTTTTAAATAAGTGTGTGATATTTGCTCACGCTCATCCTGCCTGACTAGTTCTGCAAAGCGTTCAAGTTCTTCTGTAATTTCATCCTCATAATAAAATAAATGATATTTATTAAAACAATCTGTCCAACTTGTAAACCCCGCCTGTTCAGCTAATTCTTTTAGTCGCTTGTTCATATCCCTATCCTTTTAATTGTGCGTCTTGCTCGATCTCGCATTAATTTATCTATCTTGTGCTCTACGTCTTCGTTGTATCGCTTAGAAATCTCGCTGCGTGTCATCGGTTCTGGCTTCGGCTTATCCACTCTGTTACGTTTGTTAATAAAGTAAATAGGTATCCACTGTCTATAGGATTTGCACCAATCTTTGATAATGATTTGCTTATTCTTATGTAGCTTTGTAAGTACTCGTTGCGCAACTCTTTGATCACAATGCGCTATAGCACATAAAAAATACTTGTTAATAAACAAACCATTTTCAAATAGCTCAATCGCTTTAGGTTCTACTCTTGATTTCATGACCAGAACATTTGTCCAAAAATACCTGAGTATTGTTTAGCAAGATTCAACGCTTCACTTGAATTTGATCTTTTGCGCTGTTCTCTATATGTTTTTACGTCCATAAGTCTATTCATCACTTTCATTGGTTGATAACTAATTTCAATATTTTTAAACACTGAAGTTTCAATCGTTTTGTGTAAAACTCGATGATCGACGCCTGTTATCTTAGAAAGCTGTTTGATAGTGAGCCAATCATCAGCTTGTTTTAGCGCCTGTAAGACTTTAGTTTGATTTGGCGTCATGCTTAGTACTCCCGTTTGGATAAAACAGCGTGTTGACGATCCTAGACGGTTTTGAGAGTATGTCTAAAGCACCTTTGCGTGTACTTGCTTGCTCAAGCGTCCAGTTCTTGTATTGTTTAAAACTGTATTTATCTGATTTCATGTTTGCTCCATTTAAGCTAGCTTAACATATCTAAAGCTGATTTGTACATTTTTATTTGCAACACTGAAAGTTTTTCTCCGCTTGTGTGACGATCACGCAACTTTTTAGCCCATAGTTTGTGATCTACGTTATCTTTTTTAGGTTTAACAAATGAGCTAACTATTTTTAAAATCTCTTTATCAACTATTTCTGCTGACGCTTTTGGTGCTTCTAACGCTGCGTACTCAGCTCGTGGCGCTTGCTTACAAAGACTTTTAAACTCAATCAAGTTAGGACAACGATCAGGTAAGTTTTGCAATGCCCAACCGATAGCATTTAAATTATCAGAATATGTTGAAAGCTCATGTGACCAATGAGTTTTAACATCCATGCCGTTAAGAGTTCCCCATTTGTTTGTAAACTCTGTTCCATAAGTCATGGCCAACCTACTAAAAATTCGATCAATTGCTGCCATTTGTAAGGACATTTTTAACTCCTTGTGGTGTAGAAAAAAACTCCATATCTATCGTATTTGCTTCATTTGGATCTTTAGCTGCAACATCTGGCGCAAACTCTGCCATTCGTAATCTTGCAGCTTTTTGCCAAGGCGATTCGTAAACTTTGTCTTGTTTTTTAACTTTATTGTTTTCGTACCATTCAGCTTTAAACGATTGCCAGCCAGATACACAGCAATGTTCAATAGCCTCTTGCAGCGTTAAGCAAACTTTTTCAGCTTCTTTGCGTATGCCTTTTATAACTGTCTCAGTTACTGGTGAACGCTTTTCTTTTCTAAGAAGCAAAAAGTCCGACCATGTTTGAGGAGAGACACCTTCAGGTGCTTCTTTTATTTTTATTGGTTTATGGTTATTGGTTAATGGTTTATGGTTAATGGTTGGTTGCACATCCGTTGAACGGTCGTTGAACGCTTGTTCAATAGGCTTGTCTTTATTAGCTTTGCGAGCCTCTGCGCTTTTCTTTCCTGCTAAAGAAGCAGATTTTTGTTTATTGTGATACTCAGCAATTTGCTCATCAGCACGTTTATTTACCCATCCTTTTGATGTCAAAACAAAGTACTCGTTAAGCACTCGTTGAACGTCCGTTGAACAGTCGTTCAGCCCAATATAAGCTGAAGGGTTTTCTTCTGGTATTGGTTTTTCATGCAAATAATACAGATCAAGTAAACGTCTGTATGAAAGGTCTTGCATAGGTGTCAAGTATCGTGTGTGACTAGCGTAGTCACCGATATTGAATTGATAATAGTGCATATTAAGCCTATAAAAAAAGGCTTCACCTGAATACTCAATTCCTTTTTTAAGGGAATCTGGCGGGACGAGCCAACACTCGCTGAGTATCCATGTGAAGCCTTGTTGGGAATAGCAAACCCCCGCCAAGGGATAAGCAAATTATAATCACCGTCTTTCCGATGTGTCAACCAGCCTCATAAAGCAGAGTATACAAATGTAAATACAGTCGCTAACACTGTAATTGGTAGTAGTATTTTAGCGACAACCGCAGCTCATTTTACCGTTAGGCATTTGAACACAACCGTACACTGTGCCGGGAGGACACGCTGCATACGCTGATGATGCTGCAAAAAACAACACAATTGCTAGTAGTTTCTTCATTTTAGCTCCGGCCAAATAGTCTTGTAGTTAGTGGGAAATAATGACTTCCTAGTGACTAAGCCCTCTGTTGCGTTCTCAATCTCAGCCGCTAGGAAAATCAATCTGTCATTTGGTACGCCAGTAATACGCCATTGACTACACGCAGCTACGCTAATTTTGCATAGCTTTGCAATCTTTGTTGGGCCACCAAGAATAGAAAATAATGTTTTTGCATCCATACAACAAAGCATAACAAATAAGTTAGCTTAAAACAATAGCTTGCTTAATTATTTAAGTTAGCTTAAAATGAAAGCTCGTAAACAAATATAGGTGAAATTATGGAACAGCAAGAATTTGAGCAAGAATTAGCCCACGCATTAGATCAAATCGAGTGTGGCTACATAACTTCAGAATACATGGCTATCATTCGATACGCTTGTAATATGCCAAAACCCAAACAGGATTTGGTCTTTAATTTTGATGAAATTATATAGGTGACGTATGTGGGGAAATATGAAAATAGCGTTTAATTCTTTTTGGATTTATGAATTTGAATCCAATCCAGATGAAAAAACTATAACAATTACTGAAACAAATTTAGAAAAAAATACTTACGCAATGTATTTATCATTTGAAGAAGCACGAGCATTACATAGTTTTTTAACTAGCATATTAAATAAAGGTGACGTATGAAAGAACTTTACTCAGCATTTGTTAAAGCACAGGCGCAGATTTCTAAAGCCGCCAAAGACTCTACAAACCCTCATTTTAAAAGTAAGTACGCAGACCTTGAATCTGTCATAGATGCTGTCAAACCCGCTTTAATCGCTAATGGGCTGGCATTTATACAGAAGTATCACGATTGCGAAGATGGTGTTCGTGTCGAAACTGTAATCATCCATGAATCTGGTCAGGAGCTATCTTGTGGAATCCTTCATATACCGGCTAACAAGAAAGACGCCCAAGGTTTTGGTTCTGCTGCGAGTTACGCTAAACGTTATAGTTTACAGTCCGCTCTTGGTGTTGCTGCTTCTGATGACGATGGCAATCTTGCGGTCAAATCTGTGCAACCCGTAAAAGTATCGCTTGATCTTGAACAAGTTGATGCTGAATTAATGGCTTGCAAGACTGAAGCAGAATTACAACAAGTAGCAAAAAAATACTGGGCTGCGGCTAACGCAGAAGAAAAAGCTCATATCAAAGCATTGGGCGCATCCATGAAGGAAGAACTCGCAAATGGCTAACTCACTCAATCATTGTAATTTTATTGGAAATTTGGGACGTGATCCTGAATTGCGTTTTACTCCTTCTGGCGATGCAATTTGTAATTTTAGTATTGCTTGCGGATGGAAAACAAAAGATAAAGAAGGAACTGAATGGATACGCTGCACAGCTTTTGGCAAACTAGCTGAAATTTGTGGGCAGTATCTTAAAAAAGGTTCACAAGTCTACATTGCAGGACGCATGACTACACGCAAATGGAAAAACAAAGAAGGTGTCGATCAGTATTCAACAGAAATTAATGTCGATCAAATGCAAATGCTAGGCGGTAAGTCTGAATCTGATGCTCCGCCAGTTGTTAAACAAGCTGCTGCAAATATTCCAGAAATGGACGATGATTTACCCTTCTAATATAGGTGAAATAATGCAAACAAAAATTGAAATTGTTACTCCAGAAATAGCAGCAAAGTTTTTACAAAAAAACAATGGAAATAGAAATTATCGCAAACATTGGGTAAATCAACTTGCATCAATAATTAAAAAAGGTGAGTGGCAAGTAACACATCAAGGAATAGCTTTTGATAAACAAGGCAATCTTTTAGATGGTCAACATAGGCTTCTTGCTGTTATTTCAGCAGGAATTCCTATTATGATTAATGTTACTAAAGATGCCGATCCAGAAATATTTAAATGCATTGACGTAGGTGTAAAACGATCAATTGCTGATGCTACAAGACTTCATGTAAGAACTGCTGAAGTTTGTAGTTTTCTTGGTCGAATTATTGGTACTAGAACCGGATCAGGAATAACGCCGCAAGAAGCAATTGAAATTAGTCAAAATCGTGTTGGTGAGTTAAGCGATGAATTAATTAATATGTGCGGAATGGCTGTAAAAACTTTTAGTGCCGCACCGATTAGGTCTGCTGCCGTTATTTTAGTAATGGACGGTCATAATAAAGATTATGTTTTTAATACTTATTACGACATGGTTCACCTAGAATTAGCTAAGTTGCCACCAATTTGTTTATCAATGATTAAACAAACGCATGAAAACAATAAAATGGGTCGTAATGCATACGATTTATTTGCAAGAGCGTTAAAATTTTTAGATTATTCAAAACGCAACAATGCAAAATTGTTAGTTAGTGAAAATGAATTAAACAATGTTTCTTCATACGTCAAAACAGTGTACGCAAACAACTTAAATAAAGGTGCATAAATGATTATCAAAACTGTAGATTCTGACTCCGGACATTGGTACGCTCAAGACGGTTCTCCTGCGTATCGTATCAAAGGTAAAAACGGCGTTGAACGTAACACTACGCTACGTGATGCTAGAGAGCATAATTTAGCTCCTAGCGTAACTACGATACTTGGCATCATTGCGAAGCCCGGTCTAAACAACTGGCTTCAACAACAAGTCTTGTTAGCAGCACTGACGTTACCCCGTGTCGATGGTGAGTCAGAAGAAAACTGGTTGCAGCGTGTCATGTCAGACGCTCGCAGCACAGGTCGAGAAGCTGCTGATCGTGGCACTCGTATGCACGGTGAACTAGAGAAATACTTCGATCACGGTTCACACGACGCACCGTACTATTGTCACACAGTAGAAAAAGCATTGGATTCTCATTTTGGTGAACACGTCTTATGGGAATCTGAACGCTCTTTTGCATGGGGCGGTTTTGGCGGCAAAGTCGATCTGTTTGCTCCTAATATCGTAGTGGACTTTAAAAGCAAAGAGGGCGATCTCAGCAAAGTCACTGCGTATCACGAACAAATTTTACAGCTCGCAGCATATCGTGAGGGTTTAGGGATGCCAGCAGCACGATGCGCTAACGTCTACTTTAACGAACAAGGTGACGTTAAGCTTATAGAACACTCTGAAAACGACTTGGCTGAAGCTTATGAGTGCTTTCAATACTTATTATCTTACTATCGTTGTAAAAACAAAATATAATTAAATGGCAGCGAAAACTACGTCCCTCCCTCTCCTTAGTGGTGAGTAGCTGCACTAAAAACAACATTTTTAAATTATTTAATAAATAACTTGCACTAATTGTTAAGCTGTCTTAATATCTAGTTATGGCATTAACGCCATTAAACAAATACAGGTGAAAAAATGAATAAATTACTCGAAGCATTTATCGCAAACCCAACAGAGCAAACTCGTGCAAAGTTGCAAGCCTACTTAAACAAGCACATGATGGCTCTGTGCATGGCTACCCCAGAACAACAACAATATCTTAAATCTAACGGTTTTAAGGCTTAATCATGTACGAACACGAAGAAGCAGGTCGATACGATCATATTCACGGCGATGAAAATGACGGCTACGAATACGACGAACGTGATTGGGATATGGTTGATTTAGGAGATTGCAATGATTAATAAAAACGAATATTTGCTGATTATAAAAATGCTTAATCAATCATTAAAAAAGCGTCGTGAGGACGGCTTCACTGAGAGTCCCGCTTACGAGTGCGGTTTTTACAACGGTGTCGAATACGTTCTTGCATGTCTTGAGGGTCGTTTAGCTAAGTTTAGGAGTGTGAAAAATGAAGAACTGGCCTAACAACACAGATAGATCATCAAGCAATTGGACTGGTCGCACACCACGAGTACACATGAAAATGGACGGATACGTAAAAATGGATGACAAAATACCGCTTTCAGCATTTATTGTAGGTGTCACTTTGCTTGCGTTAGCAATAGCGATTGTGCCTATACTTTACGTAATCTTAGGTGCTTAACATGAGCCAACAAACAAAGATTATTAACATGCTCAAGAAAGGCTGGAAATCACCCTTAGACGCTCTGTACGAGTGCGGGAGTATGAAACTATCTACTCGTGTCGGAGAGCTTAGGCAAGCTGGTTTCGTCATTCAATCTAAATGGCACGAATCAAAAAAATACAAAATTTACAGAATCATTAAGCAGTCATCTGTGACGCATCAGCTTTAACGTGCGCTACTCGATTTGTCCAACCACGTCCAAATGTAGCGAAAGTTGGCAACGATTGATAAAACTTTAACTTTTCGTCTGAGAATTTATCAATTAGCTGATCTTTGCTACATACCATTACAGCTTGAAGCGTTTTAGCGCCTATCGCACCATCAGGTGTTGCACCTACTGAAGTCTGCAATGTTTTAATTGATCGACCTACGCCTGCATTAACTGCAAAATCAAATACAAGATAATCAAGCCCAGTAGGTAATTCATCACATTTGCAAGCATCCCAATATTTCTTTTTGTATAGTGGCTCAACCATTTCTGCTGTTAGTGAACGCATTTCTTTTTCATTGCTTGAGCGACCGATCCAGTTTTCCCATACTGCTTGTGTAACGCCTAGATTGGTGCGGCCGCCAGGGTCTGATTCGTGTGCAAC